ATAGGAAATGCACCAGCCATTATACTAAACTTCCTCTACCTTGTTCATTAACTGCTTGATTAATTAATGTAGATATTGCACCTCTTGATCTAAATAATAATTCTTCAAAACCAGAAGCATCAACTGTGTTGATATTAAAATTAACAGTTGTTCCACCACCATTACCACCTGTACCTCTTGCAGATTGAGTTATCTGACCAGTTTGGTTTGGTACAAATAATTCAGGCCCGTTTTCTCCAACTAAGATTGGATTACCTTTGGATACTGCACCACCTTTTGCAAATGGTAAAAAAGAACCTATTAAACCTCCTAAAAAAGAACCACCAGAAGTTCCTGAAGTTCCACCATATTGAGATTGAATCCTTCTTTCTCTAGTAATTGCTTTTTCAATACCAAGTTTGGTCATTAACTGAGCAATAATTTTACTTTCTAAAGCTATTTGAATAGTAATTCTTGCTATCTGTTCTATTAATACTGCAAGTATTCTAATTAATACTTCTTGAGCAAATCTTTTAAAAGTTTCTTTTAAACTTTCTCCAAGAACTAAAGTTCTTGCTAAAGATTGAGACATTTTAGTAATTCCACTATTAATACCCTCTGCAATAATAGTTTTAATATTTTTCATTTTGCTTTGAATATCCTCTATTGCTTTATTGTTCATATCTTCGAATATTCTTTTAACTGTTTGAAGTTCTTGTTTTTGATGTTTTATAATTCCAGCTTCTCTATTTGTTAATTCAACAACTTCTTTAACTTCTTCTTTATAAGTTCTCATCAAAATAGCCATTTCTCTAGCTGTACTTCTCATAGAAATATTTTTATCTATAGCTTGAGATAATCCCTCTATAGTTTTATCTATTTCTGCGTTCATTACTTGAAATGTTTTCACAGTTGCCGCAACTGAAGCCGCAACAGCAGTTAAACCAATAAGTGATAATCCAGCTAAACCTCTAAGTCCAGCAAGTACAGGAACTATTGCTTTTCCTAATGAAATCATAAATGCAACTATTTTAATTGCGATTAAAACTTTAAATACTGTGATAACTGTATCAACATTATCTTTTAATTTTTTAAATAAGTTTGCTATTCCCTCTACAGCTTTAGCTAATACAGTTCCAAAACCTATTGCTATTCTTTCAATACTATCTGAATTTTGTACTAAGAATTTATCTAAATCTCCAAATTGTCTTTTTAATTGAGCAAAGAATCCAGCATCTAATAAAGTCTTTTTAAAATTAAAAACTTTATCTCCTATCATTGATAAAGTTCCTTCTAATGTTTGTGCTAATTCATCTGTAGCTTTTCCAAATCTTCCATCTTTACCAAAGACTTTTTCAAATGCTTGTACTGTTTCTTCAATAGATACAGTTGCACCAGCTTTAAAGCCAAGCATATTTCTAACACCTTTTTCTCTAAATAAATCTGCCGCACCGATACCAGCACTAAATGATCTTTGTATTTGTTCAGCCGCAGTTCTAAAATCTAATCCTGTAACAGCGGCCACATTACCTGTTATCTCTAACATCTTTTGTAGATCGTCAGCGTTATCAGTAACAGTTGCTAAAATACCAGAACCTCTTGATATTTCTTGAAGTGAAAATGGAACTTTTGATGCAAATTCTGACATATTTTCAAATGCTTTTGCACCTTCATTTGTATTCTTTAATAAGAATTTTAATCTTGTTCTTAAATTTTCTATTTCTTTTCCAGTATTAACTAAATTTCTAACAACTAGACCTGCACCTAAACCAACGAAAGCATTTTTTAAATTAAAAACAGATTGTTTAAGTTTTCCAAGACCTTGCTGTAAACCAGTTAAGGCTTTAGTTGCTTTATCTCGTGCTACTATATCTATAAATAGTTTTGAATTTGCCATTATTTATATTTCCTTGCTTCAGCTAGTTCTTTGTTTGTTTTATATTGTTCTTGCTCTTTTTTCAAGTAAGCTAACCATAAATTATAATGGCTAACAGGCATATCAAGAACTTGTTGTATTGTAAGATGTAATCGTTCTGCTATAACTAACAGCGACCTAACATCAGGGTCGCTATCTACTTTTTTTCAGCATCCTCGTAATTAGTATCTGCAAGAATTTGATTAGCAATAGATGAGATAATATTAGAATCTGCTTTTTTTCTTAATGCAAATTTATCTTCTGGGCTAAATGCTTTAATCATTTGGCCTTTATCATCTTTAACTTGAAGTTTCATTATAAGAAGATCAACAAGAACAGTTAGGTCTTGGAAGTTGCTAGATTTCTTAAAAATTATATTTTTTTCTTCAAGTGTTAAAGGCTCTGAATAAAAGACACTAGGATTACCATTCTCGTCTTTCCACTCCTCAACTTCAATAGTGATAGTTTTAAGAGTTTCAAAATGAGATTTAACTCTATCAATAACTGACATAAATTAGATTATACAGTTCCTACAGTTAAAGCACCAGTTCCTTGAAATGTTACACTTCTAGAAACAATAGCATCCATTGAGTTGTTAATACTCATACCAGTAATAATACCAGTACCAGAATAACTTGCGTCTCCAGTTGCATTACCTTCTGGTAATAAAACAAATGCGATAGATGAACCAGCAATTAAACTTTCTTGTTGAGTACTAGCTTCGTCAAAGTGCATTTCAATTGTTCCTGAGAATGAAGTTCTACCAGCTAAAAATGTTTTAGTAGCATCAGTTAAAGCTGTATCTTCTACAACATCTCCAGTAGTTTCTAAAGTGAACGAAGTAACTTCGCCCATTTCAGTTCCACCAACTGTTACAACTCCTTCTTTTCCGTGATGTGTTGCCATGTCTTTTTATCCTTTTTAATTTTTGGTTTGATTTCTTGTTCTTGCTTATATCCTAGTCTTAGATAATGTTCAAGATTTGTTTCATTAATAATTATCTCTGAATTATTTTTATATAATTTAATATCTTTAGCCATATTACCTTTTACTATTTATCTTCTTCCTCGTCAATAAAGTCTTCATCTTCCTCATCTTCCTCAAACTCCTCATCATCTAAATCTTCTTCTTCCCAAGTTTGATTATCTTCTAGTGAGTTTTCTTTAATTTCTTCAATTAAATCTTTTACTTCTTCACACAATATAGATTCTTTATCGTGCATTTTTTCTATTTGATCTACTTTTTTAAGTATCTTATTTAATAATTTTTCATTCATGTTTTACTCCTATGGTGTTCCAGCTTGATATTCGTACATACACCTAATCGTCATTCTTATTCCACCAACAGGAAATAAACTACCCTCGTCAGTTTCTACTTGGATAACTTCCGAATCAAGTGCGTTACCATTTCGAGTAATATCAGTTTCTATTGCAGTTTCAATAGCTGTTATTAATTCATTTCTTTTGGTATCTATATTGGACTCTGCACCTTTAACAAAGCCTAAGATTACAAAATCAATAGTACCTGTTCTAGTTCTAGCACCAGAGCCTAATTCAGCATCATCTCTATTTTCTTCTGATGTTTGTACTATTACTGCTGGATATTGTTGTTCAGATAACTCATCTAATATAAATGGTTGTCTTGTAGCCTTTTTAATTGCTGGGCTACTAATCGCTGAAATAGTCGATAGTAATTCAGATGCTATATTTTCTCTTACACTCATATTCTAAACTTCTTTAATTCTTTTTCTACAAATCTATTAAATGTTTTCTGTATAATATTTTCTGTTCGTTTATTAAAGCCAAAAAATACTCTATTTTTATCGCCACGCATAACTTGGTTAAACATAGCTTTATCTCTTTCTTCGGCTCTAGCAAATCCTAAAGAAACCTTGTGTTTGCCTGTTTTTTTAGTTGTTAAGTCTCCCATCATATCGCCAGAATAATGTAAATCTACTTTAGTTGGATAACCTATTTTTTCTAAATGATTAATATATCCTTGTGTGTATGGTGCAAAAGGATTATCATTAACATCAATACCTTTTTTAGTTTTAGTTCTAATTATTTCTATTAATTGAAAACCACCTTGTTTTACACCTTGATCAATTATTCTTGGAAGTTTAGATTGTAGTCTTTTAAACTTTTTGCTTATCTCTTTGGAGTTAGATTTTATCTTTAAATCTAAAGCCATTATCTCTGCAATCTATTATAGCCGTGTAAGTTTTCTCGTTCAGCAACAGATATTGTACCACTATCATCAGAGTCATATTCTACACCATCTTCTAATATCTTTTGAAACTCAACATTGTATTGGCTCATGTAATGTTCTGACATTCTTTCAAATCTATCTTTTTCTGTCTCTGGTCTAAATTTAGCTAATGCTGGACAAAGAAATTTACCTAAGAATAAATATACACCAGCTCTTTTAAACTGATCTAAATTAACTTTATCGTTTTCTAATTCTACTGTGTTTAATATTGTTATATCTGTAAATACATTTTGTTTATAGGTTTGCCACCATCTAATTCTTAAATCTCTTAAAATATCGTTTGTTGTTTGTGCTAAAAAGAAAGTTGTTTGTGAGTCTCCTGTTGCTATTCCAAAGTCAAATGCGTCAGGTTGATAATTCGTTACATCACTTGTCGTGATTACATTTAAACCAGTAAAGTTTGTCATAATAAAATCTCCTAATTGATAAGTGGGGGATTTCTCCCCCACCTAATAACTCTAATTATTAAAGAGCTGCGTCAGTTGTAACTTGACAGCCGTAATCATCTTTGATAACTCCAGTTCCGTAAGTCATAGTTCCAACGATCTCAGTTGCTCTTAAAGAAGCATCTCTTTGAGTCTCGATTGAGAAGTCAGCTTTCATAGCTAGACCTAATGATTGTGGATGGAATACACCACCTACAGCATCATCATATTGGTCAGCCGCTATGTTTGCGTTTTCAAATAAA